AAAGCGGCCATTGCCGGGCCAGTGGATACCGATTACGGACATCTCCATGCGGCACACGAGGCATGGAATGCTTTAGCTCGTTTAGAATTAATCTTGAAAGAAATGGAAGTAAAAAATGATGTCAAACCTATTGTGGGTAACTCTGATCCTATGGCTTCTATCGACTTATGGAAGTGTGCTTCTGAAGTACGTAAGCTCGCTGAAGACCAAGGTCTCGTCATGGAAAGACAAGGCAAAGCATCTCCAGAACCTCAGCGTTCTCGCGTTCATGCTGACCACTATCTACAATCTTTCATTGATGCGGGACATTATCATCCAGATGTGGACCGGCCAGATGCAAAATTCTGAAGTGCTAACAGCAGTGCTACAAAAGATCGGTGGAGTCTAGTGCCTTATATTCTAATGGCCCGTAGAGAAGAGTTATGGAATAATATGGAGTATGATGGTGCACAGACACCTGGAGAATTAAACTATCTAGTGTCTCAATTATGTAGAAACTATATTGATACTAAAACTCTTTCATATCAAACTATTAATGATATTGTTGGTGCTCTAGAGGGAGCAAAGATGGAGTTCTACCGACGAGTGGCCACGCCTTACGAACAGCAAAAATGTTTTGATAATGGAGATGTATATGTTTGATGATTTGGCAGAATATGTAGACATAATTAAGGATATCTGTTACCAGGCTAGTTATAATGCTGGTTGGTGGAATGATAAAGAAGGTAAAGATATTCGATCTAATCCGTATACATTTAGTAATAAACTAATGTTGATTGTTTCTGAGATTTCAGAAGCAATGGAAGCTGATCGCAAGGGATTAATGGATGATAAATTACCACATCGAAAAGGCACGGAAGTCGAACTAGCTGATGCAATTATCCGTATCTGTGATTTAGCAGGAGCATACAATCTACGATTAGGTGAGGCATTAGTTGAGAAGATGAAATTTAATTCTATTAGAGAAGACCACAAATTAGAAAATAGAAATGCAGTTGGAGGCAAAAGTTATTAATGAGTAATCTAACGTATTTAGCATCACCTTATAGTAAGTATCCTGGCGGTCGGGAAGAAGCTTTTAAATTGGTGTGTAAAAAGGCAGCAGAACTAATGGTACAAGGTGAACATATTTTCTGTCCAATTGCTCATTCCCATCCTATTGAAGTAGAAGGGATGGAAGGCCACTACCAAGATGGTGACTTCTGGTTAAATCAGGATTTCGCTGTATTACAAAGCTGTAATAAAGTTTACGTTTATAGGATGGACGGATGGCAAGCAAGCGAAGGCATCATTCGCGAATTAGAATTCGCAGCACAACACGGAATTCCAGTGGAATATATCGACTAATGAATAAATTAGAATTGTTAGACGAATTGAAAAAGATCGACGAAACAATTCTTCTCGAAATTCTTGAGATTACCAGCACTGATCTAGTGGATAATTTCTTAGATAAGATCACAGATAACATTGATAAACTATACCGTTACCTTGAACAATAAGAATAAAGAGAAGAGTTACAAAGAACAAGCTACTGAATCTTCACGAGGTAAGAAAAGATACATTGAACGTATTGCTGAAGAACGTGAAGCAGAGAAACTAATTAAAGAATTCGAAAAAGAAGAAGAAAGAGAGATTGATCCTGAGCCTATCAACTACAAACCACAAATCAGAATTTCGTAATTCATTTGGAGAGACAATCTTTCGTGCCAAATACAGTCAAGGCCCAGCAGATTCGTGGTCAAAATGTGCGGCACGGATTGTCAATGATGTATGTGGCACAGGTACTGATGGAAAATTAACTCCGTTATTAAGTTCTGATGATAGGAAACAACTTGAAGAATACATTCGAGAATTCAAGATGGTACCAGGTGGCAGATATATCTATTATTCTGGAAGACCTTTCCATGCTTGGAACAATTGCTATCTCCTACGTGCCGAAGAAGATACCAGAGAAGAGTGGAGCGCAGTAACATGGCGTGCTATGTCATGTTTAATGACTGGTGGAGGAATTGGAATTGACTACTCCAGACTTCGACCTTCTGGTAAAGCGTTATCAAGAACTGGAGGAACGGCTAGTGGCCCTATCCCTCTCATGTCCGCGATTAATGAAATCGGGAGAAATGTCATGCAAGGGGGTAGCCGCAGAAGTGCTATATATGCAAGCCTTAATTGGAAGCATGAAGACATCAATCAGTTTCTTGGAGCAAAAAATTGGTCCGAGGTTATTCGAGAACAAAAACTAAAAGACTTTAATTTCCCCGGTCCACTGGATATGACTAATATCTCGGTGAACTATGATGATGATTGGAGATTTGATCCTAATAATGAGATTTTCAAGAAGAATGTTCGACAAGCAATGGAGACAGGCGAACCCGGATTCAGCTTCAATTTCGGAGACAAGCAAAACGAAACACTCAGAAATGCATGCACTGAAGTTACATCTAAAGACGATTCTGATGTTTGCAACCTGGGTTCAATCAATATGGGAAACATCCCAGACATTGAAACCTTTAAGTCTGTTGTTGCCTTGGCATCAAAGTTTCTGGTTTGCGGCACACTTAGAGCAGACCTACCCTATGATAAAGTTTACAAAGTCCGTGAAAAGAATCGAAGACTTGGGCTTGGACTTATGGGAGTTTCAGAATGGCTCCTACAGAGAAATCAACGATATGAAGTGACCACAGAACTACATGAATGGTTATCAGTATATAGATCAGAGTCTGAAAGAGCAGCTAACGAACACTGCGACCGCTTCTTTATCAGTAGACCAGTTGCTTATAGAGCTATTGCTCCAACTGGATCGATTGGCATCCTCGCAGGAACTACAACCGGAATTGAACCGTTGTTTGCTGTTGCTTACAAACGTCGTTTCCTCACTGAGGGAACAAAATGGAAATATCAGTTTGTTGTTGATGGCGCAGCAGATTTACTTATTAAGCAATATGGAATTGCTCCAGATGCAATTGAAACAGCACTCGATTTAGCTGAAGATTATGAACGCCGAATTAAATTCCAATATGATATGCAGCAGTATGTGGATATGAGTATATCCTCGACTATCAATCTTCCTGAATGGGGTTCAAAACTTAATAATGAAAGTAAAGTAGATGACTTTGCTAAAACTTTAGCAAAATATGCGCATGGATTGCGCGGATTTACAGTATATCCTAATGGCGCACGAGGCGGCCAACCCCTAACGAAAGTTGAATATTCTGAAGCTATTAAACATCGGGATGTAGTTTATAACGAAATTGTAGATGTCTGTGATTTAACTGGTGGTGGTACTTGTGGTAGTTAATACTAATATAGCTTGGGCTGCTGGTTTGATTGAAGGAGAAGGATGTTTTACATCTCATACTAATTCTCCTTATTTTCTTATGGATTCTACTGATGAAGATGTTTTAAGAAAGTTTCAGGTAGTCTTTCCATTTACTACATTTCGTGGACCCTATAATCATCAGCATAAAGAACATTATAAACCTCGTTGGCGAGTAGATGCTTTCGGACCTAAAGCAGTAATTGTTATGGAAGCAGTTTATGATTATATGGGAACTCGAAGAAAAGAAAAAATTGATCAGCTTCTAAAAGCATATAAGGAAAAATTATAATGGAAGGATTTAATCCTAGACCAATGCAATGTGCGAAATGTTTGGATGTTATTAAAAGTGATTATCCAGGACAATATAAAACTTGTAAATGTGGAGCAATTGCTGTAGATCAAACAAAACATTATTCAAGATATCTAGGAAACCCGGAGGATTTCATTGACTACCATAGCCGCGAACAAGACTCAGATAGCCTGTGATCTACAGGCCACACATTCTGGTGGTTTGAAGTTCAAGTTAAAGACAAAGATTCTAGAGTTCTACCAACCATTGATTTGGCCTACACCATTCTATGTAGGTCTATGTGGGGATGTAGATAGCTTCCCAGATATGATTGATTATTTCAGTGATCCAACAGCAAGAAAACCACCAAAAGGTGGCAGTGGAGATTTTTTGATTCTGACAGATGACAAAAAGATTTTCACTTTCAAGAATCCAAGTAAATGGATTGCTGTTAATCAGGATTTCTATGCAGTAGGGACTGGTATGAACTATGCCATGTCTGCGATGGAATGTGGTAAGACACCACTAGAAGCAGTAAAAATAGCATCAAAATTCGATCTCTATACTGGGATGGGATTTAAACACATTGACATTAAAGGAAAATAAATGTTTAAAAAGATTTTAGCAGGTTTAGCGTTTTGTTTAATTGGTCTCGGTGCACAGGCACAGACAGTTATTACAGTAGTGTCACAAACATGTAATGTAGCTAATACCACATGTGTATTACAAGGGGACGGTGGTCAGGTGATCAATGTCAATCCTCAAGCAGCAACAATGGATATTGATGGTGTGCCCTACACAGGCTCCATCACTTCATTTGTAACTGTATCAGCAACAAATTACCGTCGTGTGTCTGATGTGACATTCACATTCACACCTACAGCAGAATTAGATGCTGTTTATATTCTAGCGCGTAGTGGTTCAGGACGAGGTGGATGGGCATGGCATCCTCATTGGGTATTTAATTCAATCACAGTTTACTAAAAATTAAAGGGCCGGAGGGCCCTTTATTCTTATGCTTCAAATAGACTTCGTTCGACTTCTCGCCGGGCTACTAGTCCTGGAATTATGCGACCGTTATCTTTATTCCAACGAGGAAACTCCCCCCCTGCTCCAGCGTAATCCTTGGCGTTTAACTTTCTAAGAAGGGTTGATTTCATAAATGCCTCTTCTCCAACGTTATAGACAAACGATACTAAGGCATCAAATTGGTTTTGCTTTAGTTGGACTTTTACTAGCTGATTTACCGCTGTTTGTGCCCATGCCAAATCAGATAGCAGTTGTACTGTTGCTTCCGCTATTGATACTGTGTCTCCCTGTTGTACTAACCTACCGTGGATGTGAGTAGACCCATAACCAATAGTCCAAACATCTCCTGTATCCCTATAGGATACCTTCCTAAACCCCTCATGTTCTTTGAGGGCTTCAATTCCATTAAAGCTTATTTGCATTTCGTGTCCCCATTAAACGAACAACATTCATAATCTCTTGATAAGTATTCGCTTTGATAATACTTTTCTCAGTAGGAGTGAATGCGTAGTTATCGATACGTTTGATCATTTCCTTTTGGAGGTCTGCTCCACTAGGATTTAGTTCTAGATACTTCTTAGCTTCATATCTGATATCTTCAGGATTCTTACGAATCACTGCATCAAACATATTCCTGGACAATGAATCAGTAGCTGTCTTGATTCTTTGAGATTCCTGTGAGTTAATATAACCTGTCTGCCTAGCTTTAGCTTCAGGCAGTGTTACCATTCCTAATGCCCTGGCTCGTAAATCTTCTGGCTTACGAAGATAATCAATTGCTCTGTGTTCCAGAAGATTATTAGGATTAATGGCGACTTGACCACCAGCTTGCTGTGGTCCTTTAAACACAGGCATGTGAGTTTCCATCTGCCCCTTGATTGTTGCAGGCATCTGTTGATATACTGCTTCAGTAGCAGTTGTGGAATTGGGATGAGTCAATGCTGCAGCACCAGATGCAGCTTCTTTAATATCTTGATACATAGGAAAGATATTATGAAAAGGATGCTCAGGATCAATTACATCTGTCCCGAATCTACTCTGTAAAGCCATTCCTGTTACTTTGGAAGCACCACCATATGAAGCAAAATCAGGAAGATGCTGAATAATTGCTGCCTTTAAACCATTACCTTTAATTGCATTATAATATTCTGGTTTATGTTCAGCAATCAAACCCTTAAAACCATTCCATAATCCATCTACTTCATTGACTAAGGGAACAGATAAGACACCACCCACCAGCATCATCATACCCAGATGGGCCATTAAAGGAGTGACAGTTCCCTTATGTGCTTCCCTGGATAATTGATTAAGCTGATTAAACTCATTAAATAGATAACTCTTGAATGTGTAAGCCAATGAACCGGTAGCTCCAGTTTTATCCACAACCATAGGCCGATCTGGTCTACGGAAGCTAGTCAAAGAGCGATCAGTTAATTCCTCTGCTTTACGGAACATCTCCATCTGATCTTTAAACTTACCAGATGCTTCTAGATGATGGGCAAACCCCATGAATGTAGCAAGTCTAGTAGCCTTTTCAGGTAAGGCAATAGTTCCACTTAGAACCTTCTTTGCCCCAGCCATTACAGGATTTCCACCCAGGTTCACTGATTCATTGAAGACATTCTTCTCAATAATCCCATTCTCTTCAGCATACTTTAATGCCTTGCTCCCAAGATCAGAAATAGGAACGGGAAGTTCTTTGCCACTCAATTCATGTCCAAAATGCTTTGCCATACCAGCAAAGAAATCACCGGTAGCAAGCAATGTAGTCTTGGCAACGTTATGCTTAAATCCTTGAGTAGTAAGAAGCCTATGTTGTGCTGGTGTAGTAATCAAGCTCTGTAATGGCACAGCCATAGCATGCATCAAATTACAACCTAGTAACTGTAGATATAATGCCGTCTTGATTCCACTAGCACCTTTATATAAAGAACTGGTAGAACGCCCCATCTTCATGGTTAAAGGATTATATCCATGCATAGCAGGAAGTAATTCTGCTAAAGCATTCTCAACACCACGAACAACACTCTTGGATAATCCAAACTGATTATCAGCAATCTGCTTTACGAAGTCCACAGCATTAGGCTGTGACTTGATTAAATCCTGATTGGACAGGAGTTCTTTCATTTTAGCCATGGCATCTTGTGTATGACGCCATTGAATTGCAGATTTTAAATAATCAGCTTGTGCTTTGAATAAAGCTTTAGCATTTTCTTTAGGACTTAGCCAGGGCTTATCACCCTCAAATCCGCGAACATTGATCTTCTCCATAAAATGCTGTTTATGGTTAAGAGCATTGTAACCTTTCTTCTCCAGGAAATTCTGCATGCTTTCTTTGATGGAAGCAGAGAGTTCTGGATTATCAGTGAAGTAACGTAGCATATCCTGATAAGCACCCATTACATCTCTAGGCATATCTGGATGATATTGGCTGGAACCCTTACGAAAGATGGGTTCAGTCTTGGATAGATTTAGGTTATCTCCAAAGTTCTTTTTGAGATGATTAAGAGCATTAATCGCATCAGCTTTGGTGGATTCTCTCACAAACCATGCAGGCTTACCTTGTTTATCCAACACTGAGAACTGCCAATCCCCATTACGAACAGAAGCTAGGTAAGCATTACCTTTTGTAATTGATTCCTGCCCCAGAACAGCCCTAGACCTGTTAGTAGCATCATATTCTGCATCATGAGCAGCACGTTGCATCTCATAAGCATCTGTTTGACGCTTGGAGAAACCTGCTTGTTGTAGTTCTTCAGGAGTGTACCTCTTATCGGTAAACATCTCTCGCTTAAATAATTCTGAGAGTTCAACCCATTCATTTGTAGATAGTGTGGAATATTTATCAAGAATGGGTTTGGCTATTTGACGAATTTGTAGCTCAGTCTTCTTTACTGCTTCATTAAGAATACGACCAGCACCTAATAGAAGAGGATGGTCTCTAAACTTAGCAGAGGTTAATTCTAGTCCTGATTGGAAGTTAGCAGACAACTGCATCTTGGGAATATCTTGACCATGGGCTAAAGCATCCTCAGAAATCTTGGCTGGAGAATCAGAAGCAGTGATCTGTTTATCCATGGCTTCTTTCATGCCAGGGATATTCTTAGACATATAGTCTTCTTTACTGGTTAGATGATGCAGGCCAACAGTACTAGCTTCATGTAAACCACGCCCTAAGGCATCAACTACTTTCTTAGCTTCAGCAGCTATGTTTGAAAAATCGACAGCACCACGTTGATTACGTGGAACAACCATTCCTTTAGATGTACCATCGCCCTCGAACCGTGACCACATTGCTTTGCCTTCTGGCGTCTGAACTTTAGATGGAACAAGATCATTACCCTTCTCAGCAGCAAACTTAAACATTTCCTTAGCAAGACCAGTGCCCTTGGCACCATTAGTATCAACCCACGAAGCTTGTAGGTTTCCATTTTTATCAGGAATCATATTCTCTGATTGT